TTGTAACTGTTGTGCTGTCTGTTATTGTAATTCCTGACACACTACCAACCAGAACGTTGTCATAATCTACCTTGACTACCAAAAGTCCGTCTGTTGAACCTGTTACAGATGTTACGGTTATTAGAGTTCCTGCACCCATTGGGTGAGATAATGGAATAAACTTATTGTAATTCCAATCACCTGACATAACTACCTGTACCTCGCCTGCAACTGGGTCTGCCGCTATTGCATCGTAATCATCAATACCACCTCTTATTAGGTTAAGGTTTGCCAGGTCGATTTCCATTAAATCACATGCAAGTGAAGCTCGTTGATTTGAAATCTTATCTTTAATAACACCTGCATTATCACTCATAATTTTCTTTTCATCCCATGTTTCCTCAAATACAATATTTCTTACTGCACCGAGATTAGCATACCCTCCTCCCCCATAAGCTGATACTTCAAGTTTTCCACTGCCAAAAGTTATGGTATTACTTTGCTGAACTGTTGTCTGTGACATTTTATTTCTCCTTTACAAAATAAAAAGCACCCTAACGAGTGCCTATTTTTATTATTTATATTATTAAATTAGCTGTTTAGCTAATGATTTTTCCTGCCTTTCTTTTAGGTTTTCGTAAAATTGCTTTTTCGGTAATCCCACTATCTATCATTTCCGTTTCAATTTCAGGTTCAATTTCAGGTTCAATTTCAGGTTCAATTTTATCCTTTATGGGTTTGATAAAACCGCTTAAAGCAATTACTCGCCCTGGTGCAACATCTATAATATCTCCTACTTTATGTTTTTCTTTAGTTAATCCATCCGTAAAATCTTTTTGTACCCTGTACATAATTTATCTCCTTACTAAAATTTATTTTAAACTCCCCTATATATTATTTCAAAGTCACTTGCACGATGGAATAAATTAGGATTATTGGGTTCTTCTACATCGGTTTCATTTTTAAATACTCCCTGAATTACGGATATTCCATCCCATATTCCTTTTTCTCTTTGTAAAGTCAATCGAATTTCGTTTGCCAATTGAATAGATTGCATATATGTAGGCGCCCAACTGTCAAATTGATAATACGGATAGGCTACATCAATATCGTGATAGCGCAATCCTGTTAATAAAAAAAATATAATAGCAGGATAGGTCGGATTCTGTGGCAAATTCGGATAATAAATCCTATTATTTACAATTGCAACTATTTGTGTTCTTGCAAGTAATTTATTTTTTATTGCCTGCTCGATTGTCACTATTCACCCTCTTTTATAACTTCTTTTAAATCACTTACTATTTCATTATTGATTTGTGCTTTGTTCTCGTTTAGTGCCGGCCGGAGATAAGGTTGTGCCTTCATTTTTGACGTGCCATATTCCTGCATTCGTGCATACCAGCCATCAGCTTTTGTAAATACATCATTAATCTGTATGCCAACATAAATTGAATATTTACCACCTCGTTCCCAGACTTCATTCTTACCAATTGCATTTTCAAGATTATGTGTTATACCTTTAGGCGCTCTACTTTTAGCGGAGGCAACAACCCTGTCAGCACCTTCGTTCAAATCTTTTTCAAATACTGCGCCAATTTCTTTTCGTTTTTCTTCAATTTTCTGCTTGAGATTTGTAAGCCCTTCTATTTTAAAACTATAAGCCATTATGATTCCTTCACTAAAAGCACTAATTCTATGTGTTTATTTTCTGGGTCTATTACTGCTTCAATATCGTATGTTTTATTGCCATATACATATATCATTTTCTTGTTTTCTTTTGCATTGGCTAAGCCTGGAATATATCTAAGTCTAATCTTGCCAGTCGTTTCCGCCACTGTTTGCCGAGCGCTCCAGTATTCCCTACCAATTAATGGCTCTATTGAAGCCCATGCATAAGCAAAATGAATATAAGTAGTTATAAGTTCTCCGTTAGCATCAAATGTTTCTGCTGGCTGTTGGATTTCTCCGTAATTACGATATTCCCCTGCTCTCATTTAAAAACTCCAGATCCTGTAAGGATATAAAAGTGCCTGAACGGTAGGCATTTCTCGAACTGTTGTCCCGACAATTATAGTTTCTCTATTTTCATATAAATCGCCAATTATAAGTAACATCGCCTGACGTATAGGTTCAGGAATTATTAAACTCGCATCTGTTAAACTTGCTTCATAACCGGCAACAAATCTTATTTTAACTGCACCTATTACTGCTGGCGTAAATGTCGGCCAGCTAATACCGTAAACAGGCATTATAATTGCAGGTTCATTATTATAAAATATATAATTTTCATCGTCCCATTCAACCTCGTCCCCTTCGCTATCAGTATATTTTATGCTTTCAATAGATTTAACCGGAGGCATTGGAAGTTCAATTTTATCGTAAGGGAAACTGTCCATAACCAGTTCTAAAGTTTGAGAAGCTAAAGCCCTGCCTGTAAAATTCTCACAATGTTGACGTGCTACTTTTATAAGATTTTCAAGTAATGTATCTTCAACATTGACATTAGAATCCTTAATTATAGCCACACTAAAACTGGACGTAACTGTTACCGTTGCAACTGCCCGGATATATCTCATCTTGCCTGTGTATGATAGATTATAAGTGAGTCCATTATTTGCAGGTGTAACCGCAGTGAAAGCACCACCGACAACATCGGTAAAAGTAATATGGTCGTTTGATTCTTGAAGTTTTATAGTTACAACGCCGGCTGTTCCAATAGTGCCAACTTCTAAAACTGCCATCGCTTCATAACCCAAAACTTCGATATAACTACCAAGTAAACCAAAATTGGCAACTGCACCCTGGCTACCGGGCTTGATTGACTGCGCCGATATTACACCTGTTGAAAAACTGGTTGTATCTAAACGCAAGTGTTTTTTAACTTCGATTAGAGAAACTGGCTCCACAAGGGGTGCCGAGATAATTTTTAAATTCATCTTTTACCTTTTTTAGATTTTTTTGTTTTTATAACTTTTTGTTTTATTACAAGATTTTCTGCATTATTTATAGAAGCAATTTCAACAGGTTCTATAACTGCTGTTTTAACTACAATGGAATCTACCAATATTCCAAATTTACCATCTATAAGAGCCTGCCCTTCTTCTTTCGAAAAATCATCAATTTGCCCTATTTGTAGTGTCTTTTTTTCAGTTGCATAAACCGTTAATAATTTTATTTTCATAATTACCTTTCATTTAGCTGATGGCAGGAAAACTAAAAAGCCTTCCTGCCAAAAGTTTTATTAATTTAATTTATGAAAGTGAAGCAAGCTTAACTCTTGCAAATGCTGTAGCCATAACAGGCATTCCATCCCCTTCCTTACGAGCGATGTAGCCGATTTGGTTTGTTTCAGCATAGAGTTCTACGAGTCTTTGCAACTGCATATCCAAAGCGTCTATAATCCAGTAGAAAGAATAGTCCCCAATTATTCCTACATACTGGCCTGCAGTAAATGTATTCGGTGCAAATTCACTCATAAAGAATGGCCTGCCAAGTAACATATCAGGTTGACCTACCTGAACACTCTGTTCCCAAATATATTTACCGTCTTCAACATATTTTAACTTTGCAATCTGCTTTAATGCGTCTCTATGGAATAACCAAGTAGCTTTTACAAGATATGCCTGTTTTAAAGCATACTTAGCATTCTTTAGTCCATCAAAGGTAATTGCTGTTGCGGTATTATCCTCGGATATATCCCTTGAAGTAGGTATACCATCAACAGAAGCTACAAATAGTCCTAAAGGCTGGCCAACACCATTACCTGTCATATAGGCTTTTTCTTCGGTTATACCAAACTTATATGCAAGTCTTTGCCTTACTATATCTTCGATTGGAAGTGCTGATTTATTGATTAAGGTCTTGGAAATCTTAATCCTTTTAGCAAATGGATTCGGGGCAAATTCCCTTTTACCAAATTCCATAGTGCTGTCTTCATCCCCAGTCAAAAGTTCAGTAGTCCAATCAGCATCCGCAGGATCAGCTTCAAGAGTAGGAACTCCTAAAGAGGCTGCCTTTATTAAGGTATGTTTTGTAGCAACTGTTCTTATATATACTTGGTCATCTACATCTTTTAGAAGTTCTGCTACAAATTCTTCTGGAGGTATGGTATATCCACCTTCCTCATCAGTGCCAGCAGATAATGCTCTCCTTTCATCAGGATTAAGAGCATTTACTCCACCTTTTATGAACTTTCTAAAAGCTACCATTCTAGCTTCCTTATCACCTGCAGTATTAACACCACCATCAAGATTAATACCAGGCTTTATGTCATTTGTATTGACATTCTGGGTAATTCTTGCTTCGGTTATAAGTAACTTATTTTCTCTATCAATATCATCAGATAATTTTCCTACATCATCGATGATTTTATCATAACTTACTTTTTCCTCTGCAGTTATATCTCTTTTTTCGGTATCGACTTTATCAATTATTGCTCTTGCTTCCATAACCAATACTGCTCTTTTATCAAGTTTTGTTTTTAAATCACTCATTTTTTAACCTTTCCTTATTTGTTTTTACTTTTAATTATTTGTTTGCTATCCGCCAGGACTTGCAAACGATGATAAAATTTATAATTTTTCTAATAATTTAATGATATTATTTCTTTTCTCATGTTCTCTTTTTATTAAATCCTGTTGAATCAATTTATTGCTTTCCATTGTTCTACTACAATATTCCATATAAACCTGCTCTGGAGTTCTGACCCTCTTTCCAAAAAGTTCTGCAATTGTTTGAGGGAAGGCAGGATAAGTTACAATCGATACATCCCATAATTCTTTAAATTTAGTGATATGTCTTATGTCTTCACCATTTACTTTTTCCCAGTATTCATCGGCAACGATAAAAGCAAATGAGCATTTATCCATATCCTTGCGAGCCATGCTTATAAGCAAATCATTTGCAAAAGAAGTATTTGGTGGGTCCACGATAAAATCCAATCCCTTTTCATTTTCTTCTAAAGATAGAGTCCCACTCTTATTTCTACCTAAAACAAGATTTACATCATGATTTATAAGAGCAAAAACATCGTTAATATTAATAACGTCTCCAAAAGAATTCTGATGTATGATTTCTTTGAATCCGCCCAAATTAACTGAAAGTACATCAAATACAGCAGCCTGCCCTCGAATTTTAGGTTTATCACCTTCATTAGCTCTGACTTCGGCTATAAAAGTTCTTATTTCTATTTCATCACTCGATTTGCTATCTTTGCTTTCCCATAAGGAATTACAGACTGCATATCGTTGT